TCGACTTGGGAGTTTTTGTTCGAGTTCTTGAACTGTTTTCGCGACCTGGAGACGTGGCCGAGAGGTCGAAGGCACTCCCCTGCTAAGGGAGCATGCGCGCAAAAACGTGCATCGAGGGTTCGAATCCCTCCGTCTCCGCCAGTACCCTTCATGCCACGCACTCGGATAACACCGGGATGCGACCGGCATAACAGCAGGTAAGCCGTTGATTTGACTGGCTTACCTGCAAACTTCGACACTTGTCCCGGTCCATCCACGGTCCATGTCGGTCCGTGTGCATGCGACAACTTCAGGGGGACGGAAAGGTGGCTTTTGCCACTGTCCCGTCCACCAGATGGGGACTCGATGCCACGCAAGCTCGTCAGTCGGATCAACCTGCTCACCACGCGCGCCGTGATGACGGCCGCCGACGGCGACCACAGTGATGGCGGCTGCCTGGTGCTGCGCGTGGTCGACGGCGCGGCGCGCTGGGTCTTTCGGTACACGGCGCCGTCGGGCCGCCGCCGCGAGATGGGTTTGGGGCCGTGCTACCGCGACAACACGGCAGTGACCGGCCAGAGCCTTGTGCTGGCGCGCAAGGCAGCCGGTGAAGCCCGCGAGCTTCTGGCCCAAGGCAAGGACCCGATCGACGAGCGGCAGGCCACCAAGCGGGCCGCGGCCTCAGCAGAGAAGGCCAAGCGCTCGGCGGTCAAGGCAGAGAAGCTGACCCTGGCGCGCGCTGCGCGCGCGTATCACGAGCGAGTGATCGAGCCGAACCGGACGTCCAAGCACGCCGCGAACTGGATCGCGACGCTCGAAAATCACGTGCCACCGGCGATCTGGAACAAGCCGATCGCCGAGGTCACGGCCGCTGAACTTCTCGACGTGCTGCTCAAGCTGCACGGCAAGATCCCCGAGACAGCCTTGCGTGTGCGGCAGCGGCTGGATGCGGTGTTTGAGGATGCGCTGTTCCGTGCACAGTGCTCCAGCAACCCGGCCAGCGCCATCCGTCGCAAGCTGCGCGAGCAGGCTGGCGACCGTGAGCGGGGAAACTTTGCGGCCCTGCCGTACCCGGAGGTTCCGGCTTTCATGCAGCGGCTGCGCGAGCGCGAGGCGGTCGCGGCGCGCGCGCTGGAGTTCGCGGTGCTGACGGCCGCGCGCACTGGCGAAGTGATCGGCGCTACCTGGACCGAGTTCGACCTGAAAGCCCGCCTATGGACCATCCCTGGGGCGCGCATGAAGGGTGGCGAGCCGCATTTGGTGTACCTGCCGCCGCGCGCTGTCGAGATCGCCGCGGCGATGCAGGCCCACGGCCAGCCCTTCGTCTTTTCGTCGCCTGATGGCGGGCCGCTCAGCAACATGGCCATGTTGACGCTGTTGCGCCGGATGGACGCCGACAAGCGGACGACCGTGCACGGCCTGTGTCGGGCGAGCTTCAGCACCTGGGCCTACGAGACCAATGCCGCGCGGCCTGACGTGATCGAGGCTTGCCTAGCGCACCAAGAGGCCGACCGCGTGAAGGCGAGCTACAACAGGGCCCAGTTCGCCGAGGACCGCCGCAAGCTGCTGCTCGCGTGGCACGACTTCGTGCTCGGTGTTGAACCGACGGCCGCGAACGATGAGCAACAGGAGACGGCGCAGCGCGCCGCCGAGTGAAAGAAGCGGCCGAAGCCGGCGCAGCCACGCCGGCCCGGCCTGACCACAACGACCACAGGAGGTCACCATGGCTGCTGCAAACGATATCAACTCAAACGCTGCGACTGCGATGCCCGCCTTTGTCCGCGGCCCGCTGACAGGCCGCATGCGGATCAGCAACGACTTCGATGGTCCGCGCTCTACTGCAACGCGCGTCTCGATCGAGTCGGACGGGCAGGTGCTTTGGGCAGGCGACCCGCGCGACCTGTATGCCGATGCAAGCCGGCTTGTGGCGCAGATGGCCGAGCCGGGACGGGCGAACGTCGCCTGGCTACACGATCAAGCAGTCAAGTATCTGCCGGCTCGTGATTGATCACAGTTGACGGGTGTATCGCCACGCGATACAGTCCAGTCGTGATTCGCTCCTTCATCCACAAGGGCATCAAGAAGTTCTACGAGACGGGCAGCAACTCCGGAATTCAGGCTGCGCACGCTGCTCGACTGCGGCTTCAGCTTGGCCGGCTCGACAGTGCGACCGGCCCCGACGACATGAACCTGCCAGGCTGGCGTCTGCACCCGCTCAAGGGTGAGCTGAAAGGCCATTGGGCGGTGTGGGTCGACAAGAACTGGCGACTGACCTTCCGGTTCGAGGGCGGGGACGCGGTGCTCGTGGATTACCGCGACTACCACTGACGAGGACGAGATGACCAAGATGTTCAGTCCCCCGCATCCCGGCGAAGTGCTCATGGACGGCGTGATCAATGCCGGCATCAGCGTGACCGAGTTCGCGCAGTTGCTGGGCGTCTCGCGGGTGGCGCTGTCTCGTCTGCTGCATGGTCGGGCTGGCGTCAGCGCCGAGATGGCGGTACGGCTGGCCAAGGCGCTGGGCGGGTCCGCGGAGTCGTGGGCGCACATGCAGGCGAGCCACGACCTGTGGCGCGCGCGGCAGTCGGCGGTGCTGCAGAAGAAGGTAGCGAAGATCAAGCCGATCGAATTGCGGCTGGCGGCATGAGCGCTCAGCGGCGCCCCACCAAGGCCGATCGCTAAGCCGGAACGTCGTGGGCTTGATGGGCCTGTCGACGGTGAGGGTAAGGTTTAGCGAAGGTCGATGAGGCTTCGCCGCCAGGGCGCCTTCGCGTGGTCGCAACATCAAGGTTCATTCAAGGTGGGGTGCCATGGGAACTGGAGGCGGCGTGATCGATCGTAGGCGCCAGCTTTGCAGTCGGCCGCCGGTTTCCTCGGAGCGCGTCGAGCCCTCGTCGGTCAGCGCATTGCGCGAGCCCACGCCGCTCACCGCTGTGGAGCGCGACGCGCTGTTGCAGGCCATTCCTAAGACCGACGAGTGGCTGGAGTACGCGAGCGGTGTCATCGTCGATCGGTTTGTCTACGAAGTGGGCCTCTACAAAGTCGAATCAGAGAAAGGCTCGCGCGAACGGCTTGATGCCGTGCTGACGACTGGGCGCGGCGCCATCGAGGCCATCGATAAGTTCGCACAAGCGATCGAGGCGCTGACGACGAACGACCGCGTGCAACTGGGCTCGTACTGGACGCCTCGTTTCCTTGCTAGCGATGAGCCTGATCCACAAAATGCGGCGCCACGGGCGCTGCGCCTAGCGCGGGCACAAGCTGAGGTGCTGCTGCGGGATGCCGATGCTGAGCGCAGCCGACTTTCCAAGACGCGGGGCCAGCCGGACTATGCGCGCCGCAATGTTGGCCTGCACAGTTACGAAGTGCTCTGGCATTGGACCGGTTCCCGGCCCACACAGCACCGCAAGAAGACCGCCAATGGTCGCGACGGCGCCCTGACGGCTCTCGTGAAGTGGGTCATCGCCACGGGCACGGGTCGCATCGGCTCGGTCGAGCAGCCGAAGGACGTTGCCGAGATCGTTGCGTTCGCCTCTCGGCGGATGGCCTCGACGCAGGAGCTAGGCGACGACAGCAGCCTACCCGCAGCCATCAATCTCATGCGCAAGCCGGCTGCCGCGAGCACATAGGCGGGCAGATCGGCCTTGGGCGGGCGGGTGTTTACCCGCCCACATGGGTTGCGAGACTCTCGCCCCCCATGGACTACTCAAACGGCAGCAATCAGCAGCACCGGCTCCGCGCCAGTCAGGTGTACGCGACTACGGGCGCCAGCGCGGACACTTACCGGCGCCGGGAATCGGCGGGCCTGCGACTCCCATTCCTGGTTGACGAAGCCGGCCGGAAATTCCTGCCCGCTGACGAGGCCGCACTCCAGGCCGAGGCGGTCCGCGCCAACTTGGACCCGGACCGTATGCGTGCGCTGGTGCGCGGCGTGCTCGAAGCGCGCGAGCGCGCCCGGGCGTTGCTCGAGGCGCTGATCGACGGCGAGGTGTCGTCGTGAAGCGCGCGGCACCGCCCGTCATTCCGCTCGGGCTGGACAACGAGCAGGGTGCCGCCTTCCTCGGTGTCGGCGTGTCGAGCTGGTATCGCCTGCGCCGTGACCCGTCCTTTCCTCCGGCGCGCGAGATCGCGCCGGGCCTCTTTCGCTGGGTGGCCAGCGAGCTCGCCGAGTGGCTGATCAGCCGGCCAGCGGTGGCGCCTCGGGCTGAGCCCGCGCAGCTGCGCAGCCGGCGCTACCGTGACGGCAAGCCGGTCGAAGGCCGTGCGAAGCGGCAGGCGGTGGCGGCCGAATGACGCCGGCCGCCACCCCCTGCGCCTGCCGTGGCTGCGCAACCCTTGATCGCAGGCTTGGTCACGGCCGCAACGAGCGGCCCGAATTGCAACGTCTGCCGGCCACCACGGCGGCAGTCCTCCGGGAGGCGGCGCTCTTGGCGGGCCGCGCTGCGGATCGCTGTGACGCCAACGACATCGAGGTCGCCCTCGACTTGGCAGCGCGAGCGCAGGATTGGCTTCTGCCCGCGCTGGACGATCTGCGCCGGGCGCATGCCGGGGGTGCCGCTTGAGCGCCACAACCGACGCCGCCATGCCGCGGCTCTGGCGCGTCGAAGCCGAGACGCTGGTGCGCTCGGACGGCTTTGTTGTCATCGCCCAGCGCGACGAGATGGGCTGCGAGCAACTCCTGATCCTCGAACGCGAGCAGCTTCGAGAAATTGCGGCCGATGTGGAGAAGTGCTTCCGCGCGCACGAGCGCCGGCAGCGCAAGGCGGTGGCGGCGTGAGCATCCAATGCGTTTCCGCGGTCCTCCGCTGCGACTACCCCAGGGGAGGCAGTCACCTGCTGCTGCTTGTCATCCTCGCCGAGTTCGCCGATGACGCTGGCGGCAGGATCTTCCCCAGTGTCGACACCCTGGCCAAGCGGATGCGGTGCCGGCCGCGCCAAGTGCAGAAGCTGATGCGAGACCTCGAGTTCGACGGCGTCCTGGTACCCGATGGGTCCGCCACCGGAGGTCGCCCAGGGCTGGGGTCAACGCGCCGTTGGCGACTCAACATGCAGATCATCAGCACCCCTGTCCTTGAGGACACCCCTGTCCTTGAGGACACCCCTGTCCTTGAGGACACGGGTGTCCTTGAGGACGCACAGGGGTGTCCTACAGGACGCACACCCCTGTCCTACAGGACACCCGATCCGTCCTTAACCGTCATTGAACCAATGACGATCCCGGCTGCGCCGGACGCCGAAGCGTCGGCCGGATACCAACCGCTTGGCGCCGACTACCCCAGGGAGCTCATCTGGCGGGTCGGCGTTGATCTTCTGAAGCGCCGCGGCTTGACCGAGGCCAGCGCAAGGGCCTTCCTGGGTCGCCATGCCAAGCAGGACGAGAAGAAGCTCGCCGAGACGATCGGCTACCTGGCGATGAATCCGAAGGCCGATCCCCGCAGCTACATCGCCGCGGCCATGAAACCCAAGACCAGGGAGTTCGTCGGATGACAGCGCGCACTTTCGCGGACGCCGGCATCGACACCAAGGGCAAGTCGGGCGGCGAGCTCAAGACCGTCTGCCCGCGCTGCTCGGCGGCGCGCAGGAAGGCGCGCTATCCCTGCCTGAACGTCAACATCGACAAGGGGCTGTGGCATTGCTGGCACTGCGGCTGGGCGGGCTCGCTCGCGCAGGGCGAGCACTCGCGGCCAACGTTCACCAAAGCGCACCGGAAGCCGGACTACGTGGCGCAATCGACCGGGCTGCCGGAGAAGGTGCTGGCCTGGTTCACGTCGCGCGGGATCGGCGAGTCGGTGCTGCGTCGAAACATGATCGGTCACGGCAGCGCCTACTTCCCGCAGGTCGAGGAAGAGCGCGGCTGCATCATGTTCCCGTATCGGCGGCGCGGCGAGGTGGTCAACGTCAAGTACCGGACCGGCGACAAGCTGTTTCGCATGGAAGGCGGCTGCGAGCGGGTGCTGTACGGCCTGGACGACGTAGGCGAGCGTCTGGTGTGGGTCGAGGGCGAGATGGACAAGCTCTCGGTCGAGGCCGCCAGCATCGCCTCTTGCGTCAGCGTGCCAGACGGCGCGCCCGCGCCCGACTCGAAAAACTACGAATCCAAGTTCGACTTCCTCGATGCGCCGGAACTGTCGCGCGTCACCGAGCACGTCATCGCGGTAGACAGCGATGAGCCGGGCCAGCGCCTGCGCGAGGAACTGATCCGCCGTCTCGGGCCGGAAAAGTGCCGGGTGGTCGATTGGCCCGACGGCTGCAAGGATGCCAACGACGTGCTTGTCCAGTTGGGCGTCGATGTCCTGCTGGCCTGCCTGAACGACGCGCGGGAACTTCCGATCGTCGGAGCGCATGGGGCGGGTGATTACGTTGACCAGGTGCAGCGGCTTTACGAGCACGGGATCCCGCAAGGCGTGTCGTCGGGATGGCCAAGCATCGACGCGCTGTACCGCGTGCGGCCGGGCGACGTGACCGTGGTCACCGGCGCACCCAACAGCGGCAAGAGCGAGTGGCTTGATGCGCTGGCCGTGAACCTCGCCCGCGACCACGACTGGCGCATGGGCGTCTACTCGCCCGAACAGGGATCCGCGGCCGAGCACATCGCCAAGCTGGCGGAGAAGTACGTCGGCCGGCCATTCAATCGCGGGCCGAGCGCCCGCATCAGCGCCAGCGAGCTCGATCAGGCTGTAACGTGGCTCGATCAGCATTTCACCTGGCTGGAGCCTGAGCAGCCGACGCTGGATGCGTTGCTGGCCATTGCGGGCCAGCTGGTCCTACGGCGCGGCGTGCGCGGCCTGATCCTGGATCCGTGGAACGAGATCGAGCATGCGCGGCCCGTCTCGATGACCGAGACCGAGTACATCGGCGCTTCACTCTCGCGTATCCGGCGCTTTGCCAGGTCTCATGCGGTGCACGTTTGGATCGTGGCGCATCCGCAGAAGCTCAGGCGCGATGAGAGCAGCGGGCAGTACCCGGTTGTCGGCCCCTACGAAATCTCGGGCAGTGCCAACTGGAACAACAAGGTCGACTGCTGCATATCGATCTGGCGCGAGCGCAAGGCCGGGGTCGCCACCAGCGAGGTCGAGGTTCATGTGCAGAAGGTCCGCCACAAGTACGTCGGGCGGCTTGGCATGGCGCGCCTGAATTGGGACCGCCTCAGCGGCCGCTACGGCGAGCAAAGCGATCCCCGGCGGTACCGGGCTATGTCGGACGGCGAGTAGCCATGCCAAAGCAATCGGCGCCCGAGCAGAGCGCAACGACACGTCACAACTCTGAGGTCGACGCGTGAACAAGCAAACCCCGCCGAAGAAGCCGCGCGTGCAGCGCAAAGCTAAGCCTCGCGCTAACGCGAAGCCTGTGCCCCAGGCTCACGCTGCGCGCCGGTCGCCACCCGCTGACAGCAGCGCCGGAACAGAGACGAAGCCCCGCGGTCGCCCCTTCCAGAAGGGACAGAGCGGCAATCCCGGCGGCCGGCCGGCGATTCCCGAGCACGTGCGTGAAGCCTGCCGCGCGCTGACCGAGACCGCGGTCGAGACGCTGAAGTCAGTGATGACCGACAAGGGGGCGCCAGCCGCCGCGCGAGTGAGCGCCGCCAATGCTGTGCTCGATCGGGCATGGGGCAAGCCGGAGTCCGACGTGCGCGTGGGTGGCCTGCCCGGGGCGCCGCCGATCGCCACGGCCAGCGTGGATCTGAAGCGCTTGCGGCCCGAGGACGTGTACGCGCACGTGATGAACGGTGCGCCGTTGCCGGACGACGCCCAGCCCGACGACGAGGCCGAGGCATGACACCTCTTGATCGGATTGCGGCTTTGCCCGGTCGCTCTGCTCGGATCGCGCTGGCTGCACTCGGCGCGGGGCCGACACCGGATGAGTTGTGCGACTGGTACCGACGGCAAGACCGCGCGCGAGTGTTCGGTGAGCGGGCCGCCGCCGCAGTGCGTCGCGTCGGCGGCGAGAGCTCCGTCCGCGAACTGTCCGCAGGCGCGGTGATGTTGGTCGCCGCCTGGGTGTGGCTCTGCAGGGATGAAGAGCACCCCGAATTGCCCGACCACGAGCTTGCGCAGTGCATGCGGCACGCCGAGCGCGACGTGGTGCGCGCCTACCTGCTCGACAGGCAGCCGACTCATGCGCTCCTGCTCGAGCAGGTCGCTCTTGACGCCGTGCGCGGTCTTGAGGCGCTTGCGGATGACCGGCTGCTGGCCGTCTTGGCAGGTGAAGACGCCGGCCGCCGCGTCGGCGAGTTCGCTGCGCGGATCGTCGCGGCTGCCGCCGACGCTCAACGCGTCGCCCTGCCGATGACCGCGCTGTACGCCTCCGCGGTGGAGGTGGCGCACTGGATGGACGGCGTGGCCGGCGCTGTTCTGCCGAGCTTGTCTACGGCCGAGCTTGGTCAGGCGCGCCGCGCCGCCGCCAATGAACTGCGCCGGCTCACCCGCCGCGCTGAAGAACTGCACTAGGAGTTGAAATGGGCCGAAACCTCGGAAGGGCAATCCAAAGCATCGGCGACGATGTTCTCGCCTGGTCGCAGTTGCAACAGCAGGGGCGCCTGCGTCAGGCCGCCGAGGCGCTGCGCGATCAGCGCGAGCGCGACAGCGCCGAGCTGCGAGCGTCGCTTCAGGAAATGGGCATTGAGTCTCGCGCTGCGCGTGCTGGTGGTGGTGCCGGCGGCGCCCGCGCCTCGCTCGATGACGAGCAACTGGCAGCCCGCGCGGACCTGACCGTGCCGGAGTTTCAGGCGGGGCGGGAGTTCAACCGTACTGGCCCACAGACCGAAATCAAGTCCACCGCCGACACGACGGGCATGGAGTACCTGGATCCGGCCGACCGCCAGCAACTCGAGCAGGCCGGCGGCATGCGAGGCGAGACGCAGGCGACGATGCGCGGGCGACCGCACTCGGCTGCCGCGCGCGCGGCGGTGCTGTCGGGGTCGATGGACGCCAAGGACCTGGACGACTTCGCGCAGGGATTTGAGGCCGTGCGCGCCACGCGCGACCCATCGCTGACGCCCGAGCAACGCGCCAAGCGCATTGCGGCAGCCGGCGGCAAGGACATGCGCAAGGTCGAGGGCGGCGAGGTTTACGACCCCTTCGAGCAGCCCACCGGCACCACTGCGGGCGGCAAGTCCAAGATCGCCCGCGACAACGCGCAGACCAACCGCACCGCTGCCGGTGAGCGCCAGTCCGCGCAACTGCGTGCGGCGGACGGAACCGTGCGGAATGCGCAGCAGCAGCTTGAGGCCGAGCTCAACGCCGCTTCCCGCGCGCTGCGTGACAACCCGAGCGCCATCGGCTGGGACGCCGACCGCCGCGACGAGTGGCTGCAATCGCGTCCTGCCGTCCAGCAGGCGCGCAAGGCCCTGGCCGATGCCCAGCGCCGGCGCGATGCCATTGTTGAGGTCGATGGCATGGAGGAGGGCTTTCGCAGTGTTCGCGGCGGCCCTGCGCCACGCCCCGCGCTGCCGGCTGGCGTCACGCGGGATCAGGCCCTCCAGCAGGCGCGGCAAGCCATTGCCCGCGGCGCGAGCCGCGATGCCGTGATCCAGCGCCTGCGTGGCTTTGGCATCGACCCGGGGGCGCTGTGAACGAGGACCGCGAGCTGGAGGCGGGCTTTGCCTCGGTGGCGGGCCACACACCTGCCGATCCCATCCGCGAGATGGCGCAGGTGCTGATCCGCAGCGGCTCGGCCGGCGCTGTGCGGGCCCGGTTGGCCTCCCCTGTCATCCCGGTGAAGCGTCAGCCAGTCGGAGCGGAAGACGCGGCCATGCAGCTCGCCTTTGACGACTTGATGCGCCGGAGGACTTGATGCCCACCGTCAACCCGACCATCCGCCAGATCGGCAACGACGCGGTGCTGTTCTCGTGGACGCTCACGAACGTGGACAACGACGGCGCGCCCATTGGGCCGGAGCATGTGGACTACGCGGACCGCGCGGTGCAGGTGTCGGGCACCTTCGGCGGTGCAACGGTCGCCGTGCAGGGCAGTAACCAGCCGGCCGCGCCTGTGGTGTGGTTCGCGCTCGATAACCCCAGCGGGGCCGACCTGTCGTTCAGTGGGCCGGACGGCAAGGTGATCGCCGAACTACCCGTCTGGACCCGACCCCTGCTGTCCGGTGGTGCCGGGTCATCCGTCGCCGTGTCCATCCTGGCGCGGCGCTCACGACGCAATCGATAGGAGGAAACGTGGAACACGCCGAAATCTCGACGGCCGATCTGGTGAACGCGGCCGAGTCACTGCAGCGCCTGGCCAAGCTGCTGCGCGGGCTTGATGCCGCAGCCCTGTGGTGCAAGGACGCCGCCAGCATGACCAACACGCGCGACGAGGTGCGTCGAGAGCTTGAGCAGCTGGCCGCGCAGCGCGAGAAACTGCACGTCGATGTTGCCCTGGCCCATGCCGCTTTGCAGTCCGCGCGCGAGGAGCAGGCCCAGGCGCAAGCGGCGTGTGAGCAGGCGGCCGCCGATGCCGCGCGCCTCACCGCTGAGGCCGCCGCGCGAGCCGCAGCCACGGAGGCCGAGGTTCTGCAGCGTGCCGAGCGCAGCGCCAGCGAGATCCTCGATCGCGCGCAGTTCCGCGCGGGCCAACTGGAAGACCAGGCCCGGCAGACGCTGGCGGCAGCCGAGCAGGCGCGCGCCGACATCGAAGCCAAGCTGCAAGCGCTGCAGCAGCAGGCCGCCTCGATCGCCGCGTGATGGCCCTGTTCGACGACCTGCTGCCGGCCGACCTGTTCGGCGACCTGATCGAGCCGGAGGACGGCTCGCGGGATCGCGCCGAGATGACGCGGTTCGAGTCGCAGTCGGCGGCGCGCGCCGATGCGGCCGCTTCCCGCCCCGCGTTCACGTACACCGGCAGCGGGCGTGATGCGCCCCGCGCTCCCGCCACGCCGCGCCCCGCCGGCGCCGGGGTGATGTTCGACGGGCTGACCGACGACCAGCGCCGGCAGCGCCGCGTGCAGGAAGTCGGCTTCAGGCAGGCCAGCGGCGAGCGGCTTGCGCTGGACGGCGAGGCCGCCGAGATCCGGCGCACCATGCCGTCCGGCGAGATCACCGGCAGCAGTGCAATCGACACCGCGGCGGCACGCGTGAGACAGGCCGCCAATGTGGCCGGCTTGCCGGGTGTTGCCGCCAACGCCGAGAGCGTTGCCCGCGGCCTGCTGGACACCGGCGGATCGGCTGCCCGTGCCATCCCGCAGACGGCTGCTTTGGTGACCGACGTGGCGCAACTGCTCACTGGGGGCGGCGTGGGTGCCGATGCGGGCCGGTTCCTGCGTGCGGTCGATCGCGACATCGCCGCCGACCAGTCCAACGTCTACCGCGGCCGCGCGACGCAACTGGCGCAGATGATCGAGGCCGGCGACGCCGGCGGTGCCGCGCAGTTCCTGCTGGCCAACCCGGGATTCGCGGTGGACCTGGCTCTGCCGGCGCTCGGCACGATGGTGCCGGTCGTGGGCGGTGGAGTGTTAGCGGCGCGCTTGGCCACGCTGCCGCGCGCCGTGCGTGCGCTGCCGGCGGCCGAGTTGCACGCCATCCGCGGCGGTGCTGCCACTGCAGGCGCCAACGCGGCGAACGTCGCCATGAACGCCGGCCAGACCTACGCCGAGACCGGCGACTACGGCGCGGCTGCCACGGCGGGCGTCTTCACTGCGCTGGGTGGCCGCCTGACGGGCGGCGGCGCCGAGGGCGCGCTGGCGCGCGGTGCGCGCTCGTCGCTTCCCGCCACGATCGGTCGGGAGGGCGGGCAGGAGTTCATCGAGTCGATCGGGCAGTCGGTCGGCGAGCAGACGGCCCGCAACGCGTTTGAACCGGGCCAAGCCTTCGCGCAGGCAGCGGTCGAGGCGAGCATTGGCGCCCTGGCCGGCGGCGTGGCCGGCGTCTCCCTGCCTCGGCGGGTGCAGGAGGCAGTGACCGCCGAGCGCGTCATGCGCCAGCGAGAGGATCAGGCGCTACAACAGGCCGACACGCCCGAGGCGGTTCTCGACGCGGCTGCTGGCGCGCTGGCGCGGCGCAATGTTGGCGCCGATGCCGTTGTGGCCGCTGCCGAGCTCGCGCGCCGCGCGCGCGCCATGGACAAGTCAGTGGCCCTCATGCGACTGGAGAGCCGCGACGACGCATGGCTTGAGCAGCGCGCGCGGTCGGCGGGCAGCGAGGCCGTGCGACTGGCCGCGCAGGCCGAGCTGCAGCGCCGGCAGTCGGCGAAGGCGCAGGCCCGCCCTGTCATTCCGGCCGCCAGCGATGCGGACCTGCTGGCGCGCGTGCCGCTGGAGGCGCCTTCGACGGTTAGCGCCATGCCGACCCAGGCGACGCCCGGTGCGTTTCCGGTGACGCGGCTGACCGATGGAACGGTGCTCAAGCAGAACGGCGGCCCGTGGTCCGACCGAGGCCGCGCCTTGCAGGCTGCCCGCGCACTGCGAGAGGACGTTGAGGTGGTGCCCTACGATCAGGGCGACCTTCGGGGCTACGCGCTGCGGCCGCGGGCTACCGCCGACGCGCTTGCAGCCGCTCCACGCGCAGCGCCCGGCCAGCCCTCAGAGGGTTCGACGCCCGTCGACGTTGCCGCGCACGAGGCGGCAAGTTCGCCCCGCAACGACCTGGCGCCGCCCACCGCAGCGCAGGCGCTTGCAGGAAACCACGCCAAGGGTCACGCCCGCATCGGCGGACTGGACCTCAGCATCGAGAACCCCGAGGGCTCGGTGCGCGAGGACAAGCGCAACCATCCGCCGCGCTGGCGCGTCACGATGGCGGCCCACTACGGCGACATCAAAGGCGCCCGCGACAACACCGGCGAGAACGTCGACGCCTACATCAAGCCGGGCACCCGCCCCGACTACAGCGGCGCCGTGTATGTGGTTGACCAGATCGACGATCGCACCGGCCGATTCGACGAGCCGAAGGTGCTCATCGGCTACAGCACGCAGCGCGAGGCCGAGGCTGCCTACGATGCGCACCACAGCGACGGCAGGGGTCCGCTGCGTCGCGGCGCGGTTACGGCCATGGCGTGGCCCGACTTCCGGCAGTGGGTGACCAGCGACGGGCCCACGCGGGCGCTCGCGTATCGCCCGGCACGCGAAACCGAGGCCCGCGCAGCGGCGGGGGCCTCCAACCTGTCCGGCACGACGCCCGCCGTGGCGCCGCCGCCGGCGGCCTCTCCTGCGCCACAAGCGCAGCCCGAACCACCCTCGTCCGACCTGATCCTCGCCCGGGGCGGCGAGCCGTTTGCGTCGCGCGCACGGGCCCAGCTTGCCGCCGATCGTCTCGGCCGCGGGCATCGGCCGGTGCGCGCCGATATCGACGGCCGCCGCGGCTGGGCGGTCCGGCCACCCCCGCCGCGTGAAGTGCGCTCGCGGATCCGCCAGCCCGGTGCCAACGTGAAGAACCCGGTTCTTCGCGCCATCGCCCGCGCTGGCGGCATCAGCACGCGCTACTTCCGCGAACTGACCGGCGAGCGTTACTCGCCGCAAATGTCGATGCGCCTCGGGCTTGTGGAGGTGTTCCGTCGCGAGGGCCGCGGGATCGATCAGATCGCCGACGAGGTGCTGGTGGGCCGCTTCCTCAGCGAAGCCCAGATCAACAGCGAGGACGATCCCGGTGGCGTGCGCGCCGCCATCGATCTGATCGCCGAGGCGATCCAGCGCCGCAACGATCCGCAGTACCGACCGCCGACAGCCTTCGGCAATGAGGACGCGGAGTTCGAGCGGCTGCGCGATCGCGCGCTGTCGATGCGGGACGCCGGGCAAGCGGACACAGAGGCCGATGTTCTTGCTGCCGACACGCTCGATGCCGAAGCACTGGCCGAGCGCGAGGCGATCATGGCCGAGGCCGATGCCCTGGCCGATCAGCTGACCGACAACGACGTGCGGGCCTTCCTGGACCCGGGCGACCCGCTGTCGGCCGAACACCTGCGCGCGCTAGGATTTGACGATGCCGAAATCTCCGACCTCGAAGCCGACGCCGACCCCGGCGCAGAGGCAGGCCGCCGCCCGCAAGCTTTCCGCGATGCCGAGCGAGAAACGGGCCAAGGTGGTCGCCGAACTGGCGCGCCGCAAGAAGCTCGACCGGACCTAGGCCGTGCCGAGGAGCCGAGCGATGGGTACTCCCCCGGTGGTGTTGCGGCGCCAGCCGACGACCGATCGCGGACTGCCCGCCGAGTTGGAGACCTGGAGCGACGGCAGGCGGACAGTAACCGCGCTGCCGACCAACCCGCTGCTGATCCTGGAGCGGCGGGACCACTACGCACCGCACGGACCTTCCGCCCCTTCGGATCAGGACGAGCCGACCGCCCGCGGCTGATCGCCAAGGCAATTGCCGACGAATTCGAGCAGGCCGGCGTGCTGGCCCTGGTCGGCCGCGAGGCGCGCTCGGCCGACGACCTCGCCACCCTGGCGCAGGTTTACCGGGATTCGCGCTACGAGACGCTGCGCGCCTTCTACGTCAAGGGCGACCAGATCGTGCACGCGACGGCCATCAGCTCGCGCCTGCCCGGTTATGTCAGCACCTTCCCGGTGGGCGTGTCGAATGAAGAGGGCGTCCAGCAGATCAAGGACACCATGCTGAAGGTGGGCGCGGATGGCTTGTGGCTGCTGCACAACCACCCGTCCGGAGACCCGACCCCCTCGCGACCCGACCAGATGATGACCATGGAGCTCGCCAGCCGCATCAAGGGCCTGCGCGGGCACGTGGTCATCGACAGCAACCGCTATGGGGTGATGACCCCGCGCAGCGATCCCCATGGCGTCATCCCGCCCGACACGCGCGTCGAGACCAAGTTCTTCCGCGACGACACGCTGCTGGCGCCTGCCCTGCCGAGCGATCTGCTGGGCAAGGTGATCGAGAGTCCTTCGAGCCTGGCGTCGGTGGGCCGCTCGCTGCAGCGTGAAGGCTGGGTGTCGATCATCGGCACGTCGGCGCGCGGTGGCGTGCGCGCCCTGGCCGAGATCCCGCTGTCACTGTGGACGAAGCCGGTCAAGTTGCGCGGCTGGCTGCGTCGCTTCGCCCGCGGCACCGGCTCGGTCTCGGTGTACGCGTGGACCGACAGCATCGCCAACCTGCGCAGTGCCGGCCATGCGGAGATCGAGAGCCTGATCCGCAACGGCTACCTGCGCGACGCCGGATGGCGTGACGGCGGCAGCGCCACGGGCTCAATGGGTGTACGTACCGAGGCCCGTGCACTGGGCTACGACCTCACCGAGAACACCGCCCGCATGGTGGCCGCCGAGGATGTCGACGAACGCCTGAGCCGGCTGCTGGACGCCGCGCGGCAGATCGCCGCCGGCGCCGACGAGGCGGTGGCGCCGGGCGTGCGCCCGGACCTGGAGAGCCTGGGCGGCGGCGCCGACGTGACCCTGTTGTGGGGCGACGACCGTCATGGCTTGCGCAAGATCGGCGAGCGCCGCGGCGCCGACGTGGTGGCCGCCGTGCTGCGTGCCGTGGCCACCGGACGCGTGGAGAGCTACACCGCGTCCACGCGCACGGTGCGCCTGGCCGACGGCCCGACGCGGGCGGTGCTGCGGCTGGAGCGGCATGGTCAGCGCGAGACCTGGCTGCTGACCGGATGGGAAGAGGGGAGGCCCGATGTCGCCGCCGAGGTTCGTACTCGGAGCGGGACTACTCAGCGCACCCCTACGTTTAGTCGTGATGCGCTGGGAGCGAGCCTCGAAGGGATCGTAGCACCGGGCGCCTGGCGCGCGGAAGAGACGGGCGATCCCTACACCCCCAACCCGCTGAACCGCTGGGACGTGCCCGACGAGTCGCGTTTCGAGGCGACCCGCCGCTATCTGCAGGACGCCATGCTGCGTGTGCGGGCGGTGCAGGAGGCCATCAGCGAACAGGGCGGCACCGTGGGCGTGGCGCAGGACGCGTACCGCGCAGAAGAAAGGATGCACGGCCGCATCCAGCACCAGATCGAGCGGTTCGCCAACGATCTGATGCGGCCGCTGATCGAGAAGCTGGCGCGGCGTGATCTCACGCCCGAGGACCTGGCGCTGTTCGCCTACGCCAAGCACGCCCCCGAGCGCAACGCCTACGTCGGCAGACTGAACCCCGAGCTGCGCGGCAACGGCTCCGGCATGAGCGACGCCGAGGCGCGCGACGTGCTGGACGACTTCCTGCGCGCCGGCAAGTTCGAGGCGCTGGAGGACGCGCACGCCGACCTCATGGCGATCACGCGCGCCACCCGCCGCAAACTGCTGGATGCCGGCCTGATCTCGGCCGCGCACTACGAGCGGCTGGAGCGGATGTTCAGCAGCTACGTGCCGCTGCGGGGCTTCGAGAAGATCGAGATCGACGCATCGGGTCAGCCGGTCATCAGGCCGGCCGGCGGCATTGACGTGCGCGGCGATGACGTGAAGCACCTGGAAGGCCGCACCAGCCGGGCCGCGACCATCCTCGAGAACGTGATCCTCGATCACGAGCGCGCCATCGTGCGCGCCGAGCGCAACGCCGTGGCCAAGGTCTTCCTCGACCTGGTGACGACCAATCCCGACCCGTCGCTGTGGGAGGTGCAGCCCCTGCGCCGCGACCGTGCCGATGATCCGCAGCTGCGTTTCTTCGACCTTGCCCAAGCCGTGCGCCTGGCCGACGTGGACAAGGGCGACGACACCATCGGCCTGAAGGTGGGCGGGGAGTCGGTTTACATCCGCATCCGGGATCCGCTGCTGTTGCGCGCTTTGCGACGTGCTTACGTCGACGAGACCGGCGACCTGCAGCGGCTGATTGCCGATTCGGTGGGCTGGTACTCCAACTGGCTGCGCAACACGCTGACGCGCTGGAATCCGGCCTTCGTCGTGGTCAACAGCATCCGCGATGCGCAGACGGGCGCGATCAGCACCTTGGACGCGCTTGGCTGGGGCGCGACCGCTGCCTACGCGCGGCACTACGCCGGCGCGATGGCGGCCGCCTGGCGCAACGAGCGCGGCAAGGCGAACCCCGAGCGGCGCGAGTGGGATCGCTGGTTCGAGGAGTTCAAGGCCACGGGCGGCATCACCGGTGGCTTCTTCATGCGCGACGCCTCGGACGTGTTCAACGAGCTGCGCGCCGAGATCCTGGATGCCGGCGGCCAGCTCGAAGCGCGCGGCAGGGGTGCGGCTCGCGTGGCCGATGCGGTGTACCTGAAGGTCCGCGGCGCGCCGGCGGCCAAGCTTGCGGCAGCCACGCTGCGCGCTGTCGAAATGATGGGCGGCGCCAGCGAGAACGCGGCGCGGGTAGCCGCCTTTCGGACGGCGCGCGAGATGGGTAAGAGCGCGGCGGAAGCGGCCTCGATCGCCAAGAACCTCACCGTGAACTTCAACCGCCGGGGCGAGTGGGGCCTGGCGATGAATAGCCTGTACCTGTTCTTCAACGCCGCTGTGCAGGGCTCGCACCGCACGCTGGTCGCGCTCAAGAACCCTCGCGTGCAGGTGGCGATGGCCGGTCTGGTGGGTCTGTCCATGGCGCTCGCGCTCGGCAATGCCGAGTGGGGTGGCGACGACGAGGCCGGCGAATCGAACTGGGACAAGGTGCCGGACTTCGTGAAGGAGCGCAACCTTGTCATCATGCTGCCGCCGTCCTGGGACGTGCCGGGGGTCAGCGACAAGGCCGGGCAGTCCAAGTACCTGAAGGTGCCGCTGCCCTACGGCTTCAACGTCTTCGCGGTTCTCGGCAACGCACTGGCCGACACCCTGCGCAACCTGCGCGACCCCCGGCGCGGCATCACGCCCGCAAAGGCCGCCATCAACCTCACGTCGGCGGTGGCGGGCAGCTTCAACCCGATGGGCGGCAGCTTCGACCCCACCGACCCGGTGCAACTGGCCATGGCGGGCGCGCCGACGATTGCCGACCTGCCGATTCAGCTGGCCACCGAGCGGAACTCTTGGGGCCGGCCTTCCGTGCCCCAGCGCAGCGCCTGGGATGCGCGGCCCGACAGTGAGCGCCTGTTTCTGAGTGATGCCGGCACGGCGCAGCAGCGCATTGCGCAGTGGCTGAATTCGGCCTCAGGCGGCGACCGGGCGCGCCCTGGTGCGATCGACGTGGCGCCGGGGACGATCGAGACCCTGGTGCGTGGGGCCACGGGTGGATTGGGTACCTTCCTCGCCGACGTGGTGAACACGGTGGGGCAACTGGGCGACAGCACGGCGCCGGTGAACCCGTCGAACGTGCCGATCTTCAAGGCCCTGTACGGCCAGAACGACAACCGGACGGATCAGGCGCGGTTCTACGAGAACCGTCGGGCGATCGAGGAGCGGTACAAGCAGAACCTGGCCGCCATGAAGGCCGGCCTGCCGGTGGACCTGAGCGACCCCGAGGACCGCGCCGTGATGGAACTGGGCGAGACGCTGGGCCTGGTGAGCCGGTTCCTGTCGCAACTGCGGCGCGCCGAGATTGCCGTGATCGAAGCCGACAAGCCCGACGACTGGAAGCGGCTGGAGCGCGAGCGTATCGACGCGCAGCGCACGGCGCTGATGCGGTCGTTCAATAAGTCGTTCAACGAAACCTTCAAGCCGGCCAAGCGCCGGGACAAGGAGCAGGAATGGACAAGCAGTACCTCGAGCGGCAACTGACGCAGCAGGTGGGGGAGTGCCGGCGGGACCTGGTGGCCGCCCGGGTGGCCCTGGGGGTGCGGCTGCATGCAGGCGAGCCGTGCGCTGCAGAGCGGCAGTCGGTTGCCACTGCGCAGGCCGCGCTCGATGATGCCGAGAGCCAGCTGCTGGCCGTGCATGCGATCTGGTGTGCCATCGAGTCCCGACGGTACGCCTTCCAGCCGGGGCAGGCCGCGAAGCAGGCGGACCGTCTGGCGGCCTTCGATCAGGCCCTGCGGGGATTCAAGCGCAAGATGGAGGAATCGTCGCGCCTGTCCGGCCCCGAGCAGATCGAATTGGCGGCCGGGCTGGTGCGGGCCGCGCGAGCCACTGGCAGCGGGATGTGCGACAAGCAGGCCGAGCAGGCCGTGAAGGACTACCGGCTGCCGCTGGGCGATGTGAAGCGGCGGGCGGATCAGCTCATTGCTTGATCCGTCGCGTTGCCGACATAGGAAACTCTTTCGAGTCGTGCCCATTGTCTGGCCCTTCGGCGTCAGGCTAGCCGGCGAAGCATTGATCCGGACCGAGGCCAGAACAGAAGTCGGACGAGTCCTGTGAAGAACCGCGTCAGAGTTCCGAGGGGCTGCTGTACGACGATGGCGCTCCTGCCCCGGCGAGCCAGTGTGACGATGTAGGCTTCGACGATGGACAAGGATCTCTTCCCGGCTGACGGGACACACTATCCGGACGGGTCCGCGTTGATCCGGACGCCGGAAGGCGGCTTGATCCTGCAAGAGGCGCAGATCGCGTTTCAACTTTCGTTGCCCGCCTCAGCCCCAGCAGCACCAAGCGCCGACCCCGCACCCTTGCCCAAGGATCCAGCGAACTTGAGCGGGCCGACGCTTGGCGGCACTGACTGCTAGCCGCTGCGGCGGACGCAGTGGTGGCTCCCGCATTGACCTGGGCGCAGACGCAGCACTGGCGCGGACCTTGACGGTCTCCGTCTCCGCCAGGCCCCAGCAAAGCCCGCCACGGGCGGGCTCATCGTGGTTGGTGCCCCTTCGCGCCAGTTGCCAACAGCTGCCCGGTTGGCAGCGCTTGCGCTACCGTGATCTGGTCGTCTACGACCGAAGTCCCAATGTGCGCATGCTGCGGCTTTTCGTGTTTGGCTGCCTGCTGATCGGCTTCTTCATCACCGTGGCGGCGCTGCAATCCTTCGGTGGCGCGCTGCTGTCGGCGCGCTCGCCGGAATTCCTGTTGGCGCTGTGCTTGGTGTCGGTCCTGGTGGCCTTGGGCCTGACAGCCTTTGGTGCCGCTGCGCCCGAACCGCAGCATCCCATCGCTGGCGGACTGCGCAGCTTCGCCTGCACGTTGGCCGGAGCCGCATTCGGTGCCGCCATCGGGCACACCTTGACCAGCGTGGACGGCAGCGCGATCCCCTTCGGCTCGCTGGGGCTGTCGATTCTGGTGGCCTTGCTGTCGTTATCGGTGGATCGCCGGGCCTGGCTGCTGCATTGGCGCTGATGGCTGCCCCGCCGCGGAGTTCGTACCGTTTTCCGGTAAACTCCTTGCTCTTGCGCCCGTAGCTCAGTTGGATAGAGTACTTGGCTACGAACCAAGGGGTCGTGGGTTCGAATCCTGCCGGGCGCGCCAAATCAAGGGCTCGGGACCGATGTCCCGGGTCCTTTTCCATTCTGCCTCTGTGGCGAAAGTCGATCCGGCGGCTGCGCCCAGTGGGCCAGTGCAGCCACGGACGACTTCGGCGTGAAGTCGCGCAAGGCAGTGCGCACCGCCGCCTTCTGCTCATCGGCCAGCCGGGCGGCCAGCCGGTCGCGTCCGGCCTGCGCAAACTCAACGTGCTCGCCCGCTGCGCCGTCCAGCGCCAACTCGTACCACAGCAGGGCTTCAACGGGGTTGGCGGGGCCGCCGGCACCCTGTTCCAGTGCCAGGGCATAGTGCCAGCGCGCCGCGGCATGCCCTGCGCGCGCCGCCCGCTCCAGCCAGCGACGCGCAGTCACCGGATCGCGCTGCGCTCCGGCGTCGAACCACAGCGTGCGCGCCAGCTCCGTCATCGCCTGAACCGAGCCCCGGCGCGCGCCCAGGCGCAACAGTTCGAGGGCCTGCTCTGCATCGCGCACTGCGTCGGGTGCATGCCTTAACCGCTCGGCGAGCACCGCTGGCGCGTGCGGGTCGCCCGCAGCGACTGCCCGTTCGAGCAACGGGCGCCCCTTGGCAAAGCTGGGCGGTTGGCCGTCCCAGCCATAGGCAGCGCAGGCGCCGGTGTAGAACAGGCCGGCCGCATCGTCACGGCTGGCGGCCTTGCGGAACAGCGCGCAGGCCTCGGCCGCCTGACCTTGGCCGGCCAGCAACTGGCCCTGCACGACCCAGGCGCGCGGCGCACCGGCGGCAGCCGCTGTATCAGCCAGGCGACGTGCCTGCTCGGTGTCCGCAGTAACGCCGCGTCCGGTCAGGTAGGCGAGGGCCAGATGTGCCTTGGCGTCCGCCGATCCGTTGCGCGCGGCGGCAGCGCGCAGTTCGGCAACCTCGCGCTGCGTGACTTCAATGCGCGACCAGGGGTCCGGTTCATCGAGGTTGCCGAGGTGCTCGCCGATCAACCGGTCCAGATGCGCGGCCAGTTGCAGCTTGTCGGCATCACTGCCGCGTGCCGCTGTTTCGCGCAGCCGAGCGGTATCGAGGGCTTCGGCACCGAGCGGTCGCGCCGGCTCCGCGGCGGGTGCTGCGGTGACCGGGGCGGTCGAGGGCCTGGAAGGGTTGGCCAGCTGTGGCGCCGTGGCGCGATCGCAGCCGGCGAACACGAGGGCTAACGAGGGCAGCAGCCACCGAAGGGCGAGGCCGCGCGCGCAGTGGCGGATTCGATGCGCCATGAAAAAAGCCAAGGACCGG